TTTCAGATCATCACACTGATTTATTGTCTGTTCCACTGGTATCTTTTTGACCATATAATCAACAAGGGCTTTATTCAGAATTGGAAGATCATAATCAACCGCTGAAAGACCTTTCAGATACTTACCGATTCTTTCCACATCACCATCAGCTGAAATCCATAAGTAATTGTTTACATCCTTCTGATAGATTTCAGAGATATTATCAAGTTCCAACAGGATAGAACATTTATCTGTACTGCAACGCTGTTCCCACTCCCAGCAGATATCATCAACCATTTCAAACGCTTCATCAGTGTCAGGAATCCAGATAATAAGACCATCCGTATTTGACTGGATCAATTCAAACCCAGGTATTACTTCCAGATGTTCAATCAGATCCAGCAACATAAGCTGACCATTGATACACATGCAGTTGTTATTTCGTGGATCATATGCAGGGTTCGTTTTATCTTTCATGGCACCTGACAGCGCATTAAGCATTTTCTTATATGGTAACTGGGCCTTTTTCCATTGTTTAGCCAGTGGTTTATTACCTGCTTTTGCCGCCTGAACTTGCGCTTTCTTCATTTTCTTTCTGGTCACGTATACCTTCGGATAGTTGTCATTACCTGCTGCTCTGGTGACAAGTCCCCATGCAATCAGCATTGAAGGATAGTAGTTGTTCACATCAACGTGTAATATCTGCCCTGTTTTATGAATTGGTTTTTCAGTTGCACCATGCAAACCACCGAAGCCAAATGTATGAGGAATCCCAGCAACTACCGTTTCCAATGAACGGTTATAAAAATATTTCTGCCACCGAAAAGAATCTGTCCAGTCACACTTTTCCATCTCTGACTTCCATTTCTTTTTCAGCTTTATACTATTGGCTTTCTCATAGTTTTCTTTGGCTTTTGTATAATTTATCTTCATTTCTTCAGTACAATCTTTTACCGCTGTACTGAACCAATCCTGAACATATTTGTATTTGTTCAGTCTCAGACACGGAAGAAAGAAATAATCAAATTCATCATTGAAGTCCTGTTTTGTACACCCAAGAACTTTTGCTGTAATTCTGGCTTCACTGCTGCCGATATCGGATAGACTCACATATTCCGGGAACGCCTGCACAATTCCATGCATGGCATTAAATACATCTACATTTTCCAGAAATACTTTTATAGTTTCTTCAACATCATGCCGGCAGTAAAAAACTGTCTGTTCTATTTCTTTCTCAGTCAGCTTTCTTTTGATATCAAAGGGTACTTCTGTTTCCTTGATATTACTACCCATAAAACCTTCCATGGTCTTCAGACCAACAGGTGGGTTAGGCATAACATCATAATTTATCATTGGAAGTTTATTAAATACTCTTGAATACTGCCATCCTTCTTTTCCCTGAATGATGATCCAGTCATTGATCTTCTTTGGATCCAACCCCAACAGAATCCCTTTCATGATGTATTGGTCATAATGACGGTTGTTAAATCCAACCCATATATTGCTCATATTTCGCTCATATAAGGTTCTTAACTTATCCTTGTCATTGATTATCACGTGTTCTTTTTGATTCGTCACATCAATGAAAACTGCAAGCCAGTCACGTTCAAAAACCTCAAAATCGTAAAATATCATATAATCACCACTACTCTATATCTGAAATACAGATATACTTTAATGCTTTATAGTTTTTTATTCTCCCAGTGTATGCTATCCAGTGTATTTTCCCATCATCCGGTGTGAACAACCCCAACGCATACTTTGTACAATCAGCTGTTTCGCTGCCAAAAAGACCTACCTTCACAAGAACTTCCTTACTTACCTTTTCATTATTCAGCTCTGATATATCTTTCCATTTCATATAATTAACCTGTCACCTTTTCAAATGCAGGGTGGAATAACATATTGCTATCCCACCCATAACTTAATTAGCAGTCAAACACCTCATTGATAGTGATAGGGTTGAAATCTTTCGCAGCCCAATCAACCTCAGCTTCAACCTTTCCCTGCACTTCCTGAAAGATGTCAAGAACACAATCAGCAAAGTCAGAATAATTGTAAAATTCCGGTACGGTTTCTGTTTCCAGCTTGTCAAGCCATGTGCAAACGGACTTGATAGCCTTACCATCATTCCATTTTTCAGAAGTCTTGTTTCCAGAGATTACACGATTGAAAAACAGCAGTCTGCCTTTATGCGGACCTTCTTTGATCTTGCACTGTACCGCAAACATCAGCTTGTCTTTCGCTTTTGTCGGCTTAATTTCCATTTTATCGAAGCCAACAATATAAGTACCGTCCGGGACATCCTCAAATGAAGAAAGATCTGCATTCTTTACTTCTTCCTGTAATGCGTCAAGATCAACTTTCTTGTCAAATGCACTGAAATCTACTGCCATAATGATTCACCTATTTAACCTTTCATTTATATAAATTTATTTGTTATCTGATTACTGTCTGGTTCTGCGTCTTCTCTGCCCTCTGACCGGTGGTTCCGGTGCATTCATTGCACCTTCAGTTTCTGGTGTGGCATCCATTTTATCAGATTCAGACTCAGTAACTTCTGGTTCTTCCTGAACTGGTTCAGACTGTTCAACTGTCTGTTCAGCGGTCTTTCTTTCCTTGCGTGTTCTTCTTGGTGGTTTCTGTAACTCAGGGGCAGGTACACTTGCAGCCGCTTCTGCCGCAACATCAAAATCAACTTCTTCAGAATCACCTGCTGCTTCCTGAATTGCTTCATCTACTTTTTCCTGATACTCCACAAGTTTCTCATGGTTTTCAGCTTCTACCTCAACCCTGCTCTTGCGTGTTCTTGTAGTCTTTTCAGCTTTTTCAACTGGTTCTGCTTTCTGTTCTGCTTTTCTGGTTCTGGAACGTCTGCCGGAAGCATCTGGTTTTTCAATATCACCTGCTACTTTCTGGTCCTCTTTGTCCATTTCTTCATCTGACTTATATGTACCCAGTTCATAATAATTTTTAATCTTGTCGTACACATAGTTCAGATCATTATCAATGGCATAATTCTGGAACATTCCAAGAGGTGACTTAACTGTATCTTTTCCGCTGTTCTGAGTGTAAAAGTAATATTTAGCTTCATATACACCAGTTCTCAGAACGATTGTAAACAGTCCTTCAATAGTGATCTTCTCTCTTAACAGTTTTCCGATCAGCTTAACTGTAGTCAGTCCATTGTCCAGAGTTTCCAGATGGGTCATATAAGCAACTACCACATCATCCGGTAAGTCTTTGCACACATCAATGATCTCAAAGTAATTTGCACCGAAATCATTGTACTTGTCCCATCCAGTTTCCTTGATTCTGTTCATGTAAGGGATGGCAAGGATATACTGGAAATCATCAACCACGATCAGCTTTTTACCAGCTTTGACCTGTTCCTTCATGTACTTGATAATTTCTCTTGCATCTGTCACATTATCCAGTGTTTCAAAATGATTCTTGAATGGTAATGGTTTACCTACTGGATTTACTACTGCTGTAATAGCCGGATCACAATTTCTCATGCTGGTACTTTTACCTGTACCAGACTCACCCATGATTAATACTTTCTGTGCCATAATTCTTATACCTCTCTTTCATAAATAGTAATTTTTAATCTTTTTCTATCATCTAATGGTTTAAGCTGTACTGTATAATTTTCACACAGTAAGATACCAACCATATCCTGATATGCTGCACTGGTTCTTGTACCCTCAATTTCAACACATCCGCAAACTTTAAGCTGTTCTGAAACCACTCTTTCAGATGTGCTTGCTGCTGTACGAATAATACCTTTTAATTCCTCGCATGTTTTCTGCAAGTACAGATTTTTCTCAGTCAATTCCTTATTTTCATCTTCCAGCTCTTTGATTCTCTCAGAATCCATTCTTTATACCTCTCTTTCTTATTCTTCATCCTCTGGATTGTTATTACCCTCAATGACCTTACTGGTCCACATATCAGCCCAGTGAAGGATCATATAAAGCTGTGTTTCATGCCCTTTGACACCATAGTTTGCAGTTTCATACAGTCCATCATGGTATCTGATAGCAAATTCTTCATCCTCTGTCAGATCAATGAACAGGGTTGCAAGTTTAATTGATCTGGTTGCATGATCCAGCGGTAACAGTGACGGATTACGTTTCCATGGTTTAGCATCTGACTGTTTACCGGATTTCAGGATGTTAGGAATGTACATCTGTTTTCCATAATCGCCGCATTTACCGAGATCATGCAATAAGGCGGCAATCACTACACTATCCTTGATTTTGTTGTAGCCTGCACCACCCAGCAGGGAGACACCGATTTTTTCAGCAGTAAACATTACATTGACTGAATGTGCTGCCAGTCCACCTTTTTCATGTGAATGGTTTCCACCAGATGCAGGGGCTTCAAAAAATCCGCACTCTCTCATATACTCAATCAGGTCAAGGACTCCATCACGCCCGGTTTTAATCAGTTCTTCCCTGATAATATCCGGGTAATTGTATTCAACCGCAGTTGCTTTCTCATTCGCCCCTTCTGCAACCTCATTTTCTAA